CGTAGTCTTACTTCTGACGAACGTGAAGAACGTCTTGCTTTACAAAACTATAAATGCGCCATAGATGGTCTACCTCTTGAACTCGCAGATTCGGTATGGGGTCATGATACTGCTTGGGCCAAAGGTGGTGATCTCGAAGATGGCGCAGTGATTCGTCGTTCTCATAATACTGATATGGGGTCAACCACACTTGAAGAATATAAAATGATTCTTGAACTTCGTAAGAAAAAGGTTGCATAAACATGTCTATCAAGTATAAATACAACGAAGGTGAAATCCTTCGCCAACTGCAAGATTATATTGATGAGACATATGGTGAGCATTATTCCACAAACAAATATCAAGCAACTGAATTCATTATTGACGGTGGTCATGGTGAAGGATTCTGCTTGGGTAATGTGATGAAGTATGCTCAACGATATGGTAAGAAAGATGGATATAATCGCAAAGACCTTATGAAGATTATTCACTATGCAATCATTGCAATGTATAATCATGACCTACAACATGGAGAAAAAGAATAAATGGAAATTGAAATTGATATTCATGATCTAAGAAAAAGAAACATTCTTGTTGCAACTCCAATGTATGGAGGTCAGTGCTCAGGTTATTATACAAAGTCTACTGCAGAACTTAGTAAACTGTCAACACAGTATGGTGTTAATGTTGATTTTTATTATCTTTTTAATGAGTCGTTAATTACTCGTGCAAGAAATTATTGTGTAGATGAGTTTCTTCGTAATGATCATTTTACACATTTAATGTTTATTGATTCAGATATTGGATTTGATCCAAACGATGTTTTGGCTCTTGCGGCAATTGCTGATCCAGATTCTGATAAAGACATTGTTTGTGGTCCATATCCTAAGAAAACGATTGCTTGGGAAAAAATTAAACGAGCAGTTGATAAAGGATTCGCTGATGAAAATCCTAATGTATTGAATGAATTTGTTGGCGATTATGTTTTCAATCCAGCCAATGGAGCAAATGAGATTGAATTAGATAAACCGGTTGAAGTACTTGAAGGCGGCACTGGATTTATGATGATTCAGCGTAAAGCATTTGAAAAATACGAAGAAGCATATCCTGAATTTAAATATTTACCAGATCACATTCGAACGAAAGACTTTGATGGTTCTCGTGAAATTATGGCATACTTTGATTGTGTGATCGATCCTGAATCTAAACGATATCTTTCTGAAGATTATATGTTTTGTCAGTGGGCAAGAAAGGCAGGAATCAAAGTTTGGATGTGCCCATGGATGCGTCTAACACATATGGGTTCATATACATTTGGTGGTAGTCTTGAAGCGTTAGCAGCCGCTGGTGTTTCTGCCACCGCTGATCCTAATGAAAGATTAAAGTAAATTTTTATTGACATAAAGAGTGAAATATATTATATTAGATATTATTGTTGAGTTAAGAAACGTTTTTTTTATATTTTTGAAAGGTTAGTGTATTATGCAAATTACAGAAAATACTCTTGGTGTTCTCAAGAGTTTTACTACTATCAACCCCAGCATCTATGTGAAGTCTGGTAATACAATTAAGACTATCTCACCACAAAAGACAATCTTAGCGATGGCTGAGATCGATGATTCTTTTGAATCTTCTTTTGGTATCTATGATCTAAATCAATTTCTCAGCACTGTGAGTCTTTTTGAGAAACCAGATTTTGAATTTACAGATCAGAGTGTTACGATTAAGAATGGCGTTTCACATGTCGAATATCGATTCGCTGATCCGAGTATGATTATGCAACCACCTGAAAAGTCTATTGATCTACCCGACGTTGTTGTCGAGTTTGAACTTACTCAGAGTGTTCTACAAAAAACAACACAGGCTGCGAATGTTCTTCAACTACCAAACTGGTCGGTTGTAGGTGTTGATGGTCAGATCACTATCGTTGTTGGTGATATCAAGAATGTTGGCGGCAACGTATTCCGTTATGTTGTTGGTGAGACTGATAAAGAGTTTGAACTATCGTTCAAGATTGAGAATCTTCGCTTCATGCCAGCAGACTATACTGTTCGCATTTCTTCGAAGGGTATCAGTCACTTCTCTGCTAATGAAGGTAAGTTACAGTACTACATTGCAACGGAGAGCAAATAACGCAACCTTCGTATTACTTTATACTAGTTTAACGTAACAGGAAGGTTACTTTATTATGAAAGATAATATACTTTGGTGTGAGTTTTATCGACCAAGTAAGATTGAAGATTGTATTCTTCCATCTGATTTGAAAACTACGTTCTCTGCTATGGTAGAGAAAAACTACGTTCCTAATCTTTTGCTAACTGGTGGTCCTGGCGTCGGTAAAACTACTGTCGCCAGGGCTATGCTAGAGGAGTGTGGGTTTGATTATATCGTAATCAACGGTTCGTTGAATGGTAACATCGACACACTTCGAGTTGAGATTAAGAACTTTGCTTCAACTGTCTCATTGACAGGCAATCGTAAGTACGTCATCCTTGATGAGGCTGATTATCTCAATCCACAATCGACACAACCTGCTCTTCGTAACTTTATGGAAGAGTACTCAAAGAACTGTGGGTTTGTTCTGACTTGTAACTTCAAGAATCGTATCATTGAACCACTACATTCTCGATGCTCGGTGATTGAGTTCAATATTCCAAATAAACAGAAACCAGAACTTGCCAAACAATTTATGGTTCGTGTACAAAATATTCTCAAACAAGAGAATGTAGAATACGATATCAAAGTTGTTGGTGAGTTAATTATGAAACACTTTCCTGATTGGCGAAGAGTGTTAAATGAGTTACAACGATATGCATCATCCGGTGTTATCGACTCTGGTATTCTTGTCAATATGAATGAAGATAACTTCCGTGTTCTTATAAATTATCTAAAAGAGCGTAACTTCAAAGAAATGCGAAAGTGGGTTGGTTCAAATACTGACACTGAACCTACTACTCTTTACCGTCGGTTATATGATACAGCCAGCGAATATCTAGTAGGTAGTTCGGTTCCGAGACTTGTACTATATATTGCTGACTATTCATACAAGTCTGCTTTCGTAGCAGATCAAGAAGTTAATCTTGTAGCCTGTCTTACAGAGATTATGTCAGACTGTGAGTTTAAATAGGGAAATAATATGTCTGAACCAATGGATAAGTTAAAAGAATTTGTCAATCGAGAACTCGGTCATAATACAGACAACTGGGCAGACGATCTAATGTTTGTTGATGCTACAATAAACTCATTAAAGAACATGCAAAATAATCTTGCTATTTTTCATCAAGACCATAAAGAGTTAAAAGACAATCACAAAAATTTGACGGAAAGATATATTGAACTAAGAAATATGGTTGCACAATGGAATAACGATTTCTATGTTCATGTCTATGGAGAACTTCCACCACAACAAACTGAAGACGAATAATGTCAAATATTTTTGATTATGTAAATGCGATAAACTCTGGCAAGAATATTATGTCAGGTACTGATAATGATGAACTAGCTGAGAAAGGATACAATCCATATATTACTAATCGGCAGTTCTCATACTTCCAGGATACAGTTCAAGCAGCAAATGTAATGAACCAATATGCTAATTTGGACAATCGTCTTCAATTTGATTTTTTTATAAATATTGTTAGACCACGGAAGAGATTTACTAAGTGGTCTAAGACCGAGCATTCTGATGACCTGGAAGCAGTCGTACAATATTTTGATTATAGTTATGAAAAAGCAAATATGGTCATGAATATTCTATCTGAAGAAGATTTGAAAACAATAAAAACCAGACTAGAAAAGGGTGGAAAAAAATGAGTTTTGATATTAATAAATTAGTGGAAGTGAGGTTAAAGCAAGAAGACGACTTCCTCAAAGTACGAGAAACCTTAACACGTATCGGTGTAGCATCCAAAAAAGAACGCACTCTCTATCAATCGTGCCACATCCTTCACAAACAAGGTCGTTACTATATTGTCCATTTCAAAGAACTCTTCGCATTAGATGGAAAACCATCTAACATGTCTGATACAGATGTTGCAAGGCGCAATACCATTGCAAATCTGTTAGCTGAATGGGATCTCGTTGAGATTCTCAATAAAGAACAGACTAGCAATCCAGTATCACCTATCAGTCAGATTAAGGTGCTTCCCTTCAAGGAAAAAGACGAGTGGGAACTGGTTGCCAAATACAATATCGGTAAAAAAAGAATACCGATCTCCTAACATATTGATTTCAAACAAATCTTTTTTTTAAAAAAATGTATTTTATGGGTTGACTTATTTTCTTTTTAATTATATAATGTATATATGATGAGAAATGAAAAGGAAGGAATCAACATGTACCAGATTTGGATGCGCGATTGGGAAACCATGGAATACGTTCAGCCGATCTACATCAAAGCGGATTCCGCTTCCGATGCTCTGGATCGTGCCGACGAGATGTTTCGTCTCAACGGTTTTCAGGTGAAAAGTGCCTTTCCTGAAGGGCAATGGATTGAGGAGAAATAAGATGAAAATTCGCAGCGCCGCGGCTCGCGAACTCGCGACTCCGAAGTACCATCAGCGGATTGTTAAGTCTAAGAAGGCTTACACTCGCAAAACGAAATCAGGAAAATTGCTTACTGAATATAAAGGTTGGCTTGCTTAAAAAAACATTTGACTTATTTTCATTTTAATTATATAATGTATATATGATGAGAAATGAAAGAGAGATTGATTTGATGGGGAATTTCGTGATGACTAAATGGATTAAAATTTTCCCAAACGATGAGGCAAATCACCCTACCGATGAGGATTGTGGTTTCTCTAAAAAGAACTCTGATGGTTATCATATGGGCGGTTGCTACTTGTATGCGTATGATCCTAGTGATTCGATTGCTGGCGAGGCTCCGGACTTTTTGGACGATCGTGTGATATATATCGGGACGGCTGGTTCCTCGAAATCTCGTGGTATTCGTTCTCGCACGGCAGACTTCATGGGTACGGTTGTGAAGGGATATAAGCAGAAAAATCCATATGCCAACGGTATCCTTTTTCGTGGTAAGTACGGCGAGGAAAACAAGAAACATCTATATGTCGCCTATATACCTCAGGGTTATGGTTCTGATATCAAATTACAGGCTCATCAAAAAGAGAATGAAATGCTTAAGGAATATCGCGAATTTTATGGTTCGCTTCCACCCTGTGATGGTGCGATATCGAATGAAATTATATTCGACGAGATGATTAAGGTTTCCACCGAGGATCAGCGCCAAAGATGGATGGAAAAATTACAAAAAAACACTTGACTTATTTTCTTTTTAATTATATAATGTATATATGATGAGAAATGAAAGAGAGATTGAAATGTCAAACTTTAAACCTTATGCTGATGGTACAATTGTTTGGGTATCCAACCATCAAAATGGTTTGATGCGAGGAACAGTCAAAGAATCATTCTTCAATCAGGTAACTGGTGAATTTGATTGCTATGAAATTGTTCTC